CCACCATAGTCAAACTCTATATCGGTTGTATTCTGACCAGTGTCAGATATTCTTTCGTATGTAGTTGTCTCTTCAGCAAATACTGGAGAAGGATATATAAGAAATAAAACTAAAAGATAATTAAATAGTTCATTAATCCTTCTAGCCACATCTATTTATCTCCGCACCCATTTGGGCAAGACATGCAACAACCTTCCATCACTTACCTTCTTCGAAAGTATATTTTGGCTTGGCTTGTTCAAGACCATTCTGAATGACTGACAACGCACTGGATAAGAACGCCACTCCAATAAGCTCAATCATGTTTGCATCTATGATTCCACTAGAGTTTGCAAGATACAAAGAGATTGCAGACTGAAGTCCAGTTCTAAATGCTTTACTTAAAATAAATTTCCAATATTCTTTATTTTTCATAATCTCCTATTCTTCTTCATGCATCTTACCACCAATTTGTACGACATTATAATTTCGACATTCTTTATTCATACAAGTAAAAATTATTCTATCTTTTATTACTTCGTGTTGAAGAATTGATTTACATGTAGGGCAGTTTATATTCAAGTAATATTTTTAACTGTGAATACTGCACTCCTTAGATTTTTTAGTTCTTTCATTATCTTGTCAAACTTATCATCAATTACATTTGTTAAGACAACATCTTCTGTTGCTTTGTTTGATAATTTCTTTTCTTCAAGATTTATCTTTGAATATTTTATTGTGACCTTATCTCCAGCAAGTAAAGCATCTCTCACTTTTGGATAGAGTCGCATATACGCATCTCGACTTTGAGTGATTAGCCCTTTAGCATCTAAATCTAAATCTTGTTGAGCAGAGCCAACACCAAGACAACCAGATGTTTGAGTTGAGTCGTTGAGAGTATGTATTAAAATCCAAGTGAATTGTGGTACATCTTGAAGCCATAACATTCCTTTATGAAAATCTGCACCATATCTTTTGAGATACCTATTGTGGAATCCACCTTCAGTTCTTAATTTTATTTCATACTCGCCTTCTGGAATACAAGTCTCGTGCATTACTTTTACATCTCTGTATTCATCTTCAAGTGTATAACACTCAAAGACTCCATCAATAAATAGCATACCATTGGTTGCATCATCTCCGAACTGAGTTCTTACTACATCAAGTTTCATTAGCTTGGCTTAGGATTATCTGATTTAACTTTTGCTATATGGTCTTGCCAAGTTGTTGTGTCGTTTACTTTATCCCAGTAAATCATATCAAGCTGAGACCCTAAATCGCCATACGCTTCTTGTCTTGCTTGTATATAACCAAACTGTTGTGCTTCCCATTTAGAATTACCTAAATCAGTTTTTGCTTGTGCGTAATCATCATCTGTAAATTCAAGTCTTTCATTATTAACTTGCTTATATAAAGGTTTAGCTTCCTCAATTTCTTGGTCTGCTAACGCTTGTAGTTCTTCTTTTGTTGCCATAATATCCTTTCTATACTATCACACTTTTACTTTTTCAAACCATATAAGGTGAAAGTTGCACTAGTAAAATTATCAGAATTTTCTAAAAAAAATTGAATACCATTATGTGCTTCTGCAACTTTATAAACTGCACCACCCTGTCTGCCTACATTTGATATTGTTAAGTGCATATAAACACTTTCTAAAGTGATAAAAGAATACTCACTAGAATTATTAAAATTAAAAAGATACATTGTAAAATTACCTGCTTCCCCTGTTGCATTACCAAGACCATCAAATAATCTAAAATATGTAAAACCACTATCTGCAACATTACCAAAAGTTGTGTCATTTCTTAACAATTTATAAGCACCATCATAATTAGCAGTTGTTTGTGGAGTACCACTTGCTGTTACTCTTGCAAACAAATCTTCACCATCAGTAGTATTTTGAATATTATGCCCTGTAATCATATACACATCAAAAGTGCTATCAATACCTGTTAATGTTACGGAACTAACTCCTGTAGTTACTGTAGTTTCTGCAATTTTTATTAAGCTACCTGCCATTATTTAACTCCGTAAACTGATATTTTAGCTGATGTTGTGTTTCCATCTGAATTGATAAATCTTATTCCCGTAATTGATGATGTATCTTTTAGTACTCCAATATATTTATAATTTCTATCTTGTGTTCCTGACATACTAGACATTTGCATAAAAACAAAAGTAAAATTACTAGAAGAAAATGGGTTAAAAACATATAAAACAGTTCCAACACCTTCTGTATTTGGCAAAATACCTCCAGCTTCTTGCAGTTTATCTTGTGAAGTTCCTTGTAATTCGTTAAAAGAACTATCTGCTCTTAATCTTAAATAAGCAAAGTCGTAATTTGAACTTGATATAACACTTCCACTTGAATTTATAAACCTAACATTATTACTACTTCCATCAAAACTTGAAGTAGCATCTGAAAATGTTATTTTATATACATCAAATTTATCGTTGAAACAATCTGTAACATCAACATTTGCAGTTGCAGATGATACTTCAACAAATTTTGTGATTTCTAAACTTCCTGCCATTATCTTTCCTTTATCCCATACAAAGACATTGTGGCAGAGAATGTTCCACCTGAGCCACTATCTTGAAAAGAAAAAGCATTTATAGTTTCTGCTTGTGTATAAACACCACCACCAAAGTTTGCTATGTAATGTCCATTAAAATACAAACCTGTTGTATGGGAACTTGTATAACTAAATTGTGAACTGTTCCCTAAATTATAAAAATATATATAACCATTTTGTGTTTCATTTGTTGCATTTCCTAAAAGTCTATTTATTTCTATCTTTGATGCACTTGTTGAGCCAACTCCTAAACCACCTGTGCCTTCTATTTGTCTTTGATGCGCCCACCTATAATTAGAACTTTCAAAACTGCTACCACCATCATTAGAAAATTGTATGTTAAGGTTTTCTTGGTCGTTTGATAAATCTAAATCATTAAAAGTTAGTAAATGAATATTATAAGTTGTTTCATCAATGCTTGTAAAAGTTACTGAAGATACACCTGAAACAGTTTGTGTTTGTATTAGTTCTAATTTACCTAAATCTACTCCACCAAGCCCAAATCTTGCACTTCCTAAAGGCATGATGCACTCCTAGCTAAATTCTTGCAAAGCATTTATTAGTGGAGTTCCAGCATCAAGAAATAAAAATGTAATTAAATCAATAGCATTAGCACCAGAAGATACTGTATAACCGCTACCACCAGCAGTCTTTCCAGTGACATGACCACCACCATTTACTGTTATTTGATTGATTGCAACTGTTTTAGAACTTGAAGCATGTTGTGTTATTTGTAATGTAAATGTTGAAACGCCATTTGTAGCAACATTCGTGAAATCAATATCGGTAATATTCTCTGTGAGAGTAATACTTCCAGTGTTTCCATTTGCTAAATCTATTGCTAGTGCATTTGATGATGAAGTTAAAGCTACATCTGTCTCTGCATAATCTTTAAGTACTATCGCACTTGCTACTTGGTCAGCAAAAGCTACTTCACTATCAATAGCTAAATTAACTGTGACTGCACCAGTAGTTCCACCACCACTTAGATTAGTACCAGCTGTCACTCCAGTTATATCTCCATCTCCAATGAAATTGACCCACGCAGAGCCATCATAAAATTGTAATGTATTTGAATCTTTTAGAAAACAGAACATACCTTCTGCATCATTAGTTCCTAAAGCTGTATCTCTTGCTGAAGAATCAGCATATACTTGAATTACTTGGTCTTGAACGAATGTTTGAAAAGTAGTAGCATCAATTAAGTCTCCAGTGCTATATGATTTCCAACCAGCTCCCGCCATAATTTATCTCCTTAATATCTCTTTTATCTTAGCATTAACCATAAGCAAATCTAGTACCAACTCCTAGAAGAGCTTGACCCAATACCCAAGAAGCAGAACTTGCTGGGCTAAGTGTCAAAGTCCAATTCCATGTTTGTGATGAAGCATTAACAGAATGACTTATTGATTCTATAAATAATTCATCAGACAATGTGCTTCCATCTGTATTTACAATATTAACAGTAATTCTATCTCCTATTTCTCTTCCAAGTGCTTGAACCCATATACTTGTATTGACTCTTGGGTTAATATCTAATTTATCAATACGAATAATTGGTATTGCAGTTTCAGATAGCTTTTGTTGAATAATACTTAATACATCAGAATCAGAAGTATTTATTGTTGATTGACTTGAACCTAGAGCTGTAAATCTTAGCACTGAATCTGAGTCAGCTATAAATTGTGTAGTACCACCGCTTCTTGTCCATGAGTATGAGTTTATTACTTCATCATCATCAAAAGATAATACGACATTTGTATAAGGTAAGTTTGAACCGCTGTTATCAAATGTTGCTTGAGAAGTTGTAGCTAATGCATTTGTAAATTTATATGCTCTGTTTCTAAATGTAGCTTTTCCATCTTTGCTTATAAAAAACTGACCATTCTCTGCTAATTCGCATTCTTTTAGAGCGGTCAATACATTTGTCGAAGTAGCTTGTGAAATAACTTGTTTAGTACCAGTGTCAATGCTTCGAAGAGCACTAGGAAATCCTATTGTATTTAATATTCTTGATACTCTATCAGATGAAAGCTCTTGACTATCAACATATCCAAGTCTTGTTGTTTGACCAAGTTCAGAAAATCCAGCTCT